GTTGAATTAGGAACACCAACAAGTTTCTTAGTTCAAGATTTCACTCAAGTTGCATTAAATCCAAATAATATTCAAACATCTACAGATGCTTCTATTGCAACCAATATTAAATTCCCATCTCCAGTTTATCTAGAGGCAGGAAAGGAATATGCATTAGTATTCTTATCACCTGGATCTGATCTTTATGAGATGTGGGTTGCAACAATGGGTCAAAAGACCGTTAAAACTTCAAATCTTCCAGATGTTGAAAGTGTTGTTGTTACTAAACAGTATATTGGTGGTAGTTTATTCAAATCTCAAAATGGAACTATCTGGACCCCAAGTCAATATCAAGATCTAGCATTTAAACTTTATAAAGCAGAGTTTGTTGATTCTGGTACAGTTACTTTCTATAATACACCAATTAAATCTGGTAATGAAAATACACAAGTACTTTCGTCTAATCCAATAAAAACATTACCTAGAAAGGTAAGTTTGGAATTAGATTGGCCTTCTGCTTCATATAATAATGAGGCTGTTGGACAGCATGAAGATCAAATACCTATTGGTAGAAAAATTAGTACTGGTAATGTTGCTGATAAAGACGATGATAGTATTACAGGTATCATTGAAAAAATTGGTGCTCCAATATGGTCAGATTATGGAACAGCATTTAATCATTATGCAAGTAAAGGAAATCCAGTTACTTTAGTAAATGGTGGAAGTGGATATGATTTAGGTTCACTTTCTAGTGTACCTTTGAAATCTTTAACTGGTGGTGGTAGCGGAGCTACTGTGTCAGTAACTCTTACTAATGAAAAAGTAACGGCTGTTGATATAGTTGGTGGTCTTGAAGGTAAGGGATATTCTGTTGGAGATGTTCTAACAATAGATGATACTTGGGCAAATTATAAGAGAGGTACTGGTGCTAAGTTTGCAGTTGGTATAACAAGTACTAAACCAGATTCTTTATATTTAACCGATGTTCAAGGTGAAAAATTTGTAGGTGGTGAAAAGATTATTCATTACGGTACTTCTAATGATACTAGAACTGCAATGAATGCAGTTGATATTAAAGTAAAATCAGGAACTAATTCTGTGGTTACTAGTGACTTATATACTGGTAATGTACTTGAAATTGTTCAGAGTAATCATGCTCATCATGGTATTAATAATACTATTAATATTACTGGAATTAAACCAGATACAACAGTTACTCAAACTACACAAAGTATAACCCCAGAATCGACACAGGTATCAGTTGCAAGTACATCAATATTTGCTAGGTTTGCAGGTGTTTCAACTTCTACTGGTGAAGCATTGATAGGTAGTGAGATTGTTTCATACACTGTTAATATTGGTAATTTATCTCTTAATTCTAGAGGACTGGAAGGATCACCTGTTTCTTCTCACTTAGAGGGTTCAGATATTCAACCATATGAAATTAATGGTTTCCCATTAGTTGGTATTAATACAAGTTTGTCAATATCAACCAATGATACTTTAAATAATGCTTCAAATGTTGATAATTATTATTTACAAATTGATAGAGGTACTAGTTCTAGAATAAGTGGAAATACTATGTTATGTTTTACTGATGAAAGAGTTGTGGGTGGAAATAGTGTTGGTATTTCGCAAAACCATCAATTTACCTCAATGTCTCCAAAATTTAATGTAATTACTCCAGGTAAAGGAACTAGAGTTTCAACTTCAGTTAGAACTATAAGTGGAACTAGTGCTGGTGGAAACGAGGTTTCATTCCTCGATCAAGGATTTGAACCTACAATATTAAATGAAACAACATTCTTCCCAACAGTTAGAATGGTTGCATCTAAGGTTAATGAAGCACAACGTTTATCAACATTACCTAGAAATAAATCATTATCATTAAAAGTTGATATGACAACAAGTGATAAGAATTTATCTCCTGTATTAGATGTTCAAAATGCAACATTTATTTTAGGTAGAAATAAAGTTAATAGTCCTGTATCAGATTACAGTACAGATTCTACAACCAATGCCTTAAATGGAGATAAGCATGGATCACTATTTGTTTCTAGAAAGGTTAATTTAGCACAACCTGCTACATCACTTAAAGTATTTGTTGCAGCAAATGTTCAACCAGAAGCAGATTTCAGAGTATTTTATAGATTATTCAGTGCAGATTCTAGTGAAGTTTCTCAAAATTATAGAGCATTTCCTGGATATGAAAATATGATAGACACTGATGGTGATGGTTTTGGTGATGATGTCATTGATATTTCTAAAAACAGTGGTAGGGCAGATGCTAAAGTCAAGAAAAATGGTAAAAATGATTTTTCAGAATATCAATTTACTATAAATGATCTAGAGCAATTTAATGGATTTGTTATTAAAATTGTGATGACTTCTACGAATGAAGCAGTACCAGTCAGATTAAAAGACTTTAGAGCAATTGCTTTAGCGTGAGGAATTCTGTAAATCCAGCAATTAAATTTATTATAGATCCTAGTGGATCTGGTAAATTAGTAAAATTTCATCCCCCAATAGATCTTAGGTCTGTTAATGATAAATTAAAACAATATCCATTTAATCAGATATGAAATCCTTTAAACAATTAAAAAATATAAAAGCATGATACCAGTCGAAGGCAATAAAAATCTATTTCGTGACCAAAATACGGGTGCCATACTTAATATGGATTCTAAAGGATATTTTAATTATATTAATAAAAAAAATAGAAAATTAACTGAGAAGCAAGAGATTGATAATATGAAAAAAGATATTGATGAGATTAAATCTTTGCTTCATGAGTTAGTTAATCGCAAAACATAAATAGTAGATAGATTCTTGAATTGCTTACATAAATGGCAGATATTAAGGTCAGAGTAGGGCAACAAAATGCTGTTAAGGTTCTTTCATCATTAGCTGGAGCCCAAGGGTTATCACTTGCTGAACTTAGTGACGTTAATGCTACGAACTTACTCAATGGAATGGTTTTAGTTTACAATGGAGCGACACAAAAGTGGGATGCCACATTAACTTTAACTCCAGGCTCGGAACAGAATTTAGACATCAACGGGGGAAATTTCTAAATGGCTAGCATTATTAGGATCAAACGATCCTCTGGGACCACTAAACCTGCCAGTCTAAGTTGGGGTGAAATGGCCTATGTGACTGGCATAGGAAGTTACGGTGGAACTAATCAATACAAAGATAGGATATTTGTTGGAGATGACGGTAATAACGTATTCCCTGTAGCAGGTCAATATTACGCTTCTATGATGGAGCATACACCAGGTGCAATTGCTGGTGTTCAGAATACAAGAAATAGTGATGGTGGTATAGTTGCTGTTCTTGATGATAATAGAAAGGTTGATCAGTGGAATGTAGATAATCTTAGATTGGATGGTAACACAGTATCATCCACAAATACTGATGGTGATGTTATATTTGAAACTTCAGGAACTGGACATATTAATATTGTAGACGATACAATATTATCTTTTGGTTCAGATAAAGATGTTCAAATTGAATATGATGAGAATGGTAATGATGAAGTAGTAGTATCCAGTCCTACTGGTAAGCAAGTTAAATTTACCACCCCATTGAATGTATCTACTGCATCATATTTTGGTAAAGTTAAGATTGAAGATAATGTTATATCTTCTGTCAGTGGTAGTGGAGATAAATTGTTTATTGATCCATTTCCTGATGGATTGAGCAATGAAGGTGATGTTATTATCAAAGGTAACTTACAAATTGATGGTACAACAACTTCAGTTAACTCAACTGCAGTAACAGTTAATGATCCAATATTTGTTATTGGTGACGTTACTAGCACTAGAGTAGTTACTGCTCCAGTTACAACTGGTGTCAGTACAATTACAATTGATTCTGTTGTTGGTATTAATACTGGTGACGTTATAAGCAATCACACCTCATTACCAAATAGTGGAGTAACAACAGTTACTGAAGTTAATACTACTAATAAAGTTATTACCATTGAGGGAACAACTACAGCAGGTATTACAACAACATCTGAGTTAACAATTACTCATGCTTATGACACTAATACAGATCGTGGTATAGCATTTAATTATAATACAGGTATTGGTACAGCAAATAATAAAGTTGGTTATTTTGGTTATGTAGATGGTGATGGAAATACAGGAAGTAATGCACCAGAAAGATCTTGGACTTATGTTCCTGATGCAAGTACAACAGGTAATACAGTATCTGGTACTAGAGGATTCCTAGACATTAAAGGTATCTATTACCAAACTGCTGATTATAATGCTCATGGTGCTGTTTACTTTGATGAGAATGGATTACAGACCTCAACAAATAATCCAGCAACTCCTATAATTACATCTAAGCAGATTTTAACTGCTGTTACCAAAAACACTCTTGCATTACCATCTAATGTGACAGTTGCAATTGGTGATATTGTAAGACAAGATACTAGTGGTGCTTACGGTGTAGTTGAAACTGGAGTAACTAATGGTGCTTCTATTGATTTAGTTGGTGTTGAAGGAACATTTACTAATACTTACAATATTAGAAAAGAAGGTCAGAACGGATCCATTGAAAATCTATCAGTAATACCTTCTACAATTACTACCATATATACTAATAAGCCTCATTGGTCTTCTACACTTGATGGGGGTACATTCTAACCCAAAAGATTATGCAACAAAATAATGGTGACGTTGATGTTAATGTTCTTGTCAGTTTATATAATACTAAATTGGCACAATCATTAAATCAAACTGTACTTTTGGAAGCAAAATTACAAACTTTAAAAAATGATTTTGATGAAGAAACAAAACTCCTTCAACAGGAAATTGTTACTTTACAAGAAGAAAATCAGAAACTGAAACTTAAAGATGGCAAAACCAGCAAGTAGAACACAATTAGTCGATTACTGTTTACGGAAGTTGGGTGCTCCTGTATTGGAGATTAATATTGACGATGATCAAATAGATGATTTAGTCGATGATGCCATTCAACTCTTCAATGAACGTCATTTCGACGGTGTTGAGAGAATGTATCTCAAGTATAAGTTAACTCAAGAAGATATTGATAGGGGAAAGGCAAATAATAAACCAAATAGTACAAATACTGTAGGAATTGTAACCACATCTGCAACGTCTACAAATATAAGTGGTTATGGAACTACTACTAGCAATTGGTATGAAAATTCTAATTTCTTACAAGTTCCAGATTCTGTAGTTGGTGTAGAAAAGATATTTAAATTTGATACTAGCACCATATCAGGTGGAATGTTTAGTATTAAATACCAGTTATTTTTAAATGATCTTTATAATTTTAATTCAGTAGAATTATTGCAGTATGCAATGGTTAAATCATATCTTGAAGATATTGATTTTTTATTGAGTCCAGAAAAACAAATAAGATTTAATAAAAGACAAGATAGATTGTATTTAGATATTGATTGGGGTACTGAAAATCCCGATACTTATTTGGTTCTTGATTGTTATAGAGCATTAGATCCAAATTCATTTACTCAAGTTTATAATGATATATTCTTAAAACAGTATCTCACTGCTCTCATGAAGAGACAATGGGGACAAAATCTAATCAAATTTAAAGGTGTTAAGTTACCAGGTGGTATAGAACTTAATGGTAGAGAAATATATGATGATGCAGAAAGAGAGATAGAATCATTACGATCTAAGATGTCAACAGAGTATGAGTTACCACCATACGATTTTGTGGGTTAATGTAATATGGCATTAAATCCCTTCTTTTTACAAGGAACATCTTCTGAGCAGAGATTAGCTCAAGATTTAATAAACGAACAATTAAGAATGTTTGGTGTTGAAATCACATACATTCCAAGAAAGTTTGTCGAAACTGATAATATTTTAAATGAAGTTCAGTCATCTAAGTTTGATGATAATTTTGCTATAGAAGCATATGTGAATACCTATGATGGTTATGGTGGTCAAGGAGACATCATGACTAAATTTGGAATGAGTTTGAGGGATGAATTAACTCTCACAGTTTCAAAAGAAAGATTTGAAGATTTTATAGCACCTTTTTTAGCAGCAAATGTCGGTGATCCTGATTCGGGAATAACACTTGCAACTAGACCTAGAGAAGGTGATTTGATATATTTCCCACTTGGAGCAAGATTATTTGAAGTTAAGTTTGTAGAGCATGAAGACCCATTTTACCAGTTAGGTAAGAACTACGTTTATCAACTCAAATGTGAACTCTTTGAATATGAGGATGAGGTTATTGATACTTCTATTGATATTATTGATACACAGATTGAAGATGATGGATATCTAAGTACACTTAGATTGGTTGGATTAGGACAAACTGCAGTTGTATCAACTTCTATTGGTGTTGGATATGTTAGAGAAATATTCTTAAATAATGATGGATCTGGATTTACATCACAACCAACAATTACCTTTACAGAATCTCCTACTGGAGACACTGCAAGAGCAGTTGGTATTTTAACAACTAAAGCAAATGTCACTTCTATTGAAAAGATATTAATGACAAGTGCTGGTGCTGGTTACAATTCAATACCAACTATTACTATTAGTGGTGGAGGCGGTACAGGTGCTGCTGCTACTTGTTCTATTGAAACTGTATATAATGGTGTAATTAGATTTAATGTTACTGATGGTGGAGTTGGATATGGAACAGAACCAACAATAACAGTTGGTCAACCAGGTGCAGGAACTACTGCTGTTGGTATAGCATCTATTGCAACTATTGGTAGTAATTCTGTAGTTAGAAGCATATTTGTAGGAGATCCAGGTCGTGGATACTCATCAACACCAACTGTAATTGTTGCTGATCCACCAGGTATGGCTGGTCTTGGAACTTTCTTCTATAATGAAATAGTTGAAGGAGTTAATTCATATGCACAAGGAAGAGTTAAATCTTGGGATGCTGATACTGATATTCTCAAGTTGAGTAATGTTGGAATAGGTTCAACAGTATCTGGTTTCTTTGTTGGTGAAGATGTAGTTGGTAAGGAATCTGGAGCAAAATACACTGTTGCTTCATTCAATGCAACAGATGTTGATGATAAATATAACTCAGGTGACGAGTTTCAAACCTTTGGTGACGATATTTTGGACTTCACTGAATCCAACCCATTTGGACAAGTATAATGTTAGGAACGTATTTTTATCACGAAATAATAAGAAAAACTGTTATCTCTTTCGGCACACTATTTAATGATGTACATATACGTCATCAAGATGCTGCAGGTAAAGATATAAGTGAAATGAAGGTTCCTGTATCATATGGACCTAGACAAAAGTTCTTAGCAAGAATACAGCAACAACCAGATCTTAATAAGGCAACTCAAATATCATTACCTAGAATGTCGTTTGAGGTCAATAATATTACATATGATCCTAGTAGAAAAACAGGTGTAACTCAAACATTTAAAGTTAAAGATGGTAAGCAAGTAAAGAAAGTTTTTATGCCAGTCCCTTATAATTTGGGATTTGAATTAAATATTCTTACTAAATTGCAGGATGATTCTCTACAAATACTTGAGCAAGTATTACCATTCTTCCAACCAGGTTTTACATTAACAATAGATTTAGTTAATTCTATTGGTGAAAAAAGAGATGTTCCAATGGTTCTAGATAGTATTAATTTTAGTGATGATTATGAAGGTAATTTTGAAACTAGAAGAGCATTAATTTATACACTCAATTTCACAGCAAAGACCTTTATGTTTGGTCCTGTTGCAGATTCTACAGACGGTCTTATACGTAAGGTTCAGTTGGATTACTATACTGATACTAATACAAGAACTGCATCTCGTGAAATGAGATATACAGTCGCTGCTAAAGCGAAAAAAGATTATAATGAAGATACAGTAATTGATCAGTATGATGATCCATTAATCCCACCAGGTGACGATTTTGGATTCACAGAAACTTCGACTTTCTTTGGTGATGGTAAAGATTTTAGTCCAACAAGAAAGGTAGATCTCTAAATGGCAAACAAATCAGGAGATAGTTCGTTACACGATTGGTTTAATAAATCTAAGTCTTCTGATGGTAAGAAGGGTTGGGTTCAATTAGGTGGTAAGTATGCTGGCAAACCTTGTGCTAAACAACCAGGTCAAAAGACCAAACCTAAGTGCGGTTCCAGTAAAATGAAACGCAATCTAAATAAGAAAGAGGAAGCGGCAGCTTTTAGACGTAAAAATAAACAAGACCCTAATCCAAATCGTAAAGGAAAGGCAAAAAACGTGAGAACCGAAGAAACTATCGATCAACTCTTTAGAAGAACTTTAGAAGAGAAAAAGGCACAGAAATGTTGGCCTGGTTATGAGAAAAAGGGAACCAAAAAAATGTTTGGTAAAACTTATAATAACTGCGTTAAAAAAGAAGAAGTAGAACTTGTAGGTGAAGGACATAAGAATTGTGGGTGTGGAAAAAATCCATGTGAAACTTATGGTTTGAAAGAGGGAAATAAGAATAAACTAGAGAAAACTGCTAATGAATTAGATGCTGCTGTAGTGATGCATACAAAACAGGCAAAGCGTTTAAGAACTATGTTAAAAGATATAAAAGAGGGGAGAGGATATAGACATAGACCATCAGAAGAAAGATTAAAGAGAGCAGCAGAAGAGAATAAAGAAAGGCGTAATAAACTAACCCCTGCTCAAAGATCTGATGAAGATAAGAGTAATAAAAAATTCGTTGATAGTCTTCTAAACACTGAGGGAGCAAAACCAGATTATATTGATATTGACGGTGATGGTGATACTGAAGAGTCAATGAAGAAAGCGGTTAAAGATAAGAAAAAAGGAAAGAAAAAAATAGAAGAAGGCAAGAAGGATGCTTGTTACCATAAGGTAAAATCAAGGTATTCTGTTTGGCCAAGTGCATATGCTTCAGGTGCTCTTGTTAAGTGCCGTAAAGTAGGTGCTAAGAACTGGGGTAATAAGAGTAAGAAAGAA